AAAACCTCAGCTTCTTTTTCCATTAGTTCTGGAAGGTACTGTTGTGCCCACCCAGATTCTCTTAGGTCAACAAACGCCGAAGCGACTGTTTGCTTACCTGGTGCTGGAACGCTATTTAAGCCTGCTCCAGCAGTTGGATTTACTCCTGCCATAATTTCTAAGTTTTAAAGTTATGAAGGAAAAATTATTTTTTCCCTCTATTCAATTTAACCTTGAAGTCAGCTGATGTTTCACCACCTAACACTTTGAACTGTGTTCCACCGGCTTTAACTTCACCAAGTCCTTGACGAGGTTGCATACTCACGTTTTTGCTTTTAGCAATTGAGTCTTTTAAAGCGTCAGCTTTACCTTGTTCGTAAAAGTGCTGTGCGATATTGTCAGCGTTCATCGCGGTATAAAGAGATTTGTGATAACCTTTAGCATCTGACATTGTGTTATCTTCTGCCAAAAACCTTTTAACAAAATTATTGATGTCACTTTGGGTGTTCTTAATCTCTTGCGCGTTTTTCACATTGTATCTAAACTTCTTATCACCGATATTATATTCAAAACCTTTGAACTCATCATTAAATAAGTTGTTTGTCTTCTGATCAAACGCATTCCTCTGTTTTTCAACAGTAGTCTTTGTAACTTCTTGCTCTTCATTATATCTATTAAAGAACTGCAAAGCTTTATTGGCCTCAGGTGTTAGCTTCGAACCATTTTTTATTTCTTCGTAGTATTTAGATTTTTGACCTTCTAAATGTAACTTAGCGCTTGCTACTTCTTCTTTTAAAGCTAGCTTCTTGCGCATTATATCTTTCTCATCGTCATATTCTTCATCGTACTTAAAGTTATCCTCTAATAAGAAGTCTACTTCTTCAGATGATAGATGAGGTTTTGTGCTTTCATAGTAGCTTTTTAAAGCTGTCATGTTATCAAGTTCGTCTACATTTGTATTTAATTTCATGTAGTCATTAAGGTCTCCACCAGTTTCATCCATAAATGTAACTAGCTTTTGTATACTCTCCGGCAAAGGATTTCCAGTAACCTCCGCTTCAGCTATAGCTTCTTCAACTTGTTCCGTAGCTTCATTAACCTCTTCTTGAGTTACTTCTTCTACTATTGACTCAACTTGTGCTTCTTCTTGCGCTTGTACTTCTTCTTGTTCCGGTGCGGCAACGGTAGCTTCATCGCTTCCATCCACTCCTGCCGTGTCAACTGTACTACTTGTATCTTCCGCTGGTTGTTCACTTAAATCTAATTTTGTAACATTGTCTTCAACTGGATCTGCTACTTTTGCGCTTAAATCTACTTTGGTGACATTGTCTTCTTTAGTTTCTTTACTCATAATATAAAATATAAAATTAATTAGTTGGTTTTATCTTGGTTCAAAATTACCTAAGTTAAAGCCACCTGTCATTACATCATTACCTGATGATTCAAAGTTTTTAGGCCCTGATTTGTTAGTTCTTTGCTCTATAAGCTCTGATTGTTGGCTTGCTTGTATCTTAGTTCTTTCGTCTTTTCTATCTTCTTTCTCTGTTTCTTTAGCAGAAACTGTTTCAAGTTCCATTTGTCTAAGCTCCATATTCATCTGAAACTCCAACATCATCAACTCTTTTTTTAATTCAGCTTCACTCATCATCTTTTGATTACCTAACTGAGCTTTCATTTGTTCCATCTGCATTTCCATCTGCATAGCACTCTGCTGTTTCTGTACATCCATTTGAGCTTGAGCTGCAGCTGTTTGTTGAGCAGCTTGTTGCTGTAACTGTATATTTTGTTGTTGCATTAATTGATCTTGCTTCAACTTCTTATTTCTTCTTATCTTTAATAGTTGATTAGCTAACTTGACGTTTTTAATTTCTCTTAGATCAATAGCATCTTCAAGGTTTATGTTTTGCTGAGCTAAAGCTACTTGTATGTTATTTTCTAGCATAGCTTTTTCCTCTTCGTCTGGAGTTAGCTCTAAGAATATACCAAAGTCATACAAGTGTAAACTACTCATCTCTTCTAGTGTAGCTACGTTATGAGCTCCTATGGCCTGTATAAAGGCATTTTTAGTCGGAGAGTACTCTATAATATCAGATATTCTAAGTGATAAAGCTTCCGCTGTCTCTGCAGTTAAGAATAAACCAGCTTGTAATATATGCCTTGTTGCTGTATTAGAGTTTGCTGCTGCTAATTTCTGAACACCTACTAAAGCATTTTTATCTGGAGTACTACCGTCTCTAGCTTCATTTAGCCCGGTCGTATCTCTAATCATTTGTAGATAATAATTATACGTACCTATTAGGCTCTGCATTTTACTACCACCACTACCAGACTGTAATTCTTGAATAGGAACTCTACTTGGATTCATATCGCCATCCGCAGTCATAGATCTACCAATAACAGAACCTGTTTGGAAGAACATATTTAAAGCTTCTTGAGCATTGTAGTTTGTTCCATTACCTAAATCAACTTCAGCTAAACCGTCAGCATCTAAATAAACCCCATCAGGAACCATTCTAGACATTACTTGTTGTAACTTTAAATGAGTTAGCTGTATCATATCAGCAAAACCAGTTATTCTACTTACAAGCGATTCTATTGCACCATTATACATTCTTGGAGCTACAATAGAGTAGTTCATTTTAACTTTAGTGAAATCACTTTTAGGTCTCATCATGTTTTTAGACAATTCCCACTTTAATAATTTATCTGACCCAACTACTAAAGCTCCTTCGTATAGAACTTCTATAGATCTTTGAAGCTTCTCGAAGCCAGCATCTTCTCTTTGTGGTCCTTCAAACGTGTCGTCTCTATCAATTGCTTTATCAGCACCTGTTGCAGTTTCTTTAACTTTGTAGACTTCATTCATATAAGTCTTGTAGTTAAAGTAAAGAACAGTAACTTGATTATTATCGTAATCTGTTTCTGGAGTGTTAGGAGTATTAAACCTACCCAAGTTTTGAGTGCTTGTTGTTTCAATCTCTGCTAACTCTTCTTGCGTTAAGTGTGGAAACTGCTTCTTTAATTCGTTTATTGGAATTACTTTAGCTTCACCTACATAGTATATGTCTTCAAAATAAGGAGACTCAGTATATGAGTATACTAAATTTGCAGGGTCTACATACTTAACCGTAACACCTTCTGATGTGTTAAAGTCTGTTTTAACAGCACCTACACCTAGCACAGTCAGATCGTAATAAAATCTTTTCTTAGTAAGTTCGTATCTATTACCTTCTAATAGTACATTGATAGCTTGTTCTTCAGCAATCTCTACGGCTTGTTTGTATTCTAGTTGCATGTGCAATGCTAACTCATCTTCATTTTCAGGTAAGTCGTCTTGTTCGAAGTTTCTTATATTTACACCTAATGCTTGTTCAGAGAAGTCGTTTATTTCTTTAGCTCGCATATCAGCTAGTATAGCCTCCATATACTCAGTTCTTTTCTCTACACCAAAAGGATCTTGAGAGTAAGCTTTTATATCGTAGGTTCTATCTGCAATACCATTAACTACAATGTCAACAAACTTGGGGATAATAGGTACTGGCTTCCAGTCTAAATTCAAATAAGACAAATCACCATTTATAGATAACTCATCTTTGTATTTTTGTATTGATTGTTCTCCCCTAGCATATAATCTAAGCCTATGGAAATTAGATTGATTATCTTGATACCTATTATTACTATAGCTATCATTAAACCACTCTTGCTCAATAGCTTTAGCTACCTTCATACCATAATCATAGCTAATCTTTTCTAAGTCGCTAACGACTTGACTAGGAAAGGTGCTTTTAATAACTGACTCAGACATATTTAATCTTTAATTATTTGTGATGATGATCCATCGTTCTTATATCTTGAAAAACCTATACTAAATTGTTTTCTTTTTACCTTTGGTTTATCTGGTGTGTATAAATGTCTATTGCATGCCATTATAGCTAACCCTGAGCTAATAGATGCATCATGCTTTGTTCTTTTATTTATATCAAACTTAGCCCAATCATTCAGTGTTTCTTGAAAATATACTGAACCATAATTCCCATCACCTAAGTGACCTACGTGGTCGTTAATGTACATTTCAATAGCAGCAGCGTGTGCTTGCTTAATATCTTCGCTTGAGTTTGGCATACCCCCAACTTCTTTTTCAGTTGTAGATAGTTTATTCCAAACCTTATCTGGTCTATTCATAGAATATCCCCTATAACCTCTTCTTCTTAAGTAATATAATAGTCTCGGTTTGTTATTCTCAGCCAAAATAGGCATACCATAAAAAACTAAAGCCATAAGAACATCTTCAAAAAATATCTCTGCAGTGGCAGGTCTTGCTATGTACTCTAAAAAAAGACTACTTCTAGGTGCGTCTTCCATTGAAAACTTTGTTAAACCATGAAGTGCTCCATTAGAACCTCTACCATCAACCGTACCACTAATATCATAACTGTCACAGCCAAATGCTCCAACGTGTTCGTTACCAGGATATTTCATTCCATTCTTAACTATCACTCTATTTTGAAGATTTCTAGGCGGAACCCAACTAACTTTAAACCTTCCATTTGGATCAGGCGTAAAAACTACTTGCGTATCTTTAACTCCATTAACCCATTGAAAGCTTCCTGTTGTTATTACAGAAGTATTTCTAATGCCTTCGTTATAATCTATTTGCTCGTATATTTTAGTTAAATTAAATAGACTGCTTTTAGTTTCATCTCTAAAGGCATGTTCTTTAGTTCTTGGAAACTGACGATAAAATTCATTTAAACCATCTTGATCTCCTTTTAAACCTTCTACTTCATTATTCCAATACTCTACTATACCTATATCTATTAATTCACCGTCGGGTCCACGAACGTCGCGTCGGGGAGTATCGAAGACAGGTTTTCCAAATTCATCAATGAAGCCCTCATAGTTCCATTCCATTGGGATAAACAGAGAGTATAAACCAGAACGTGTTTGACCATTTGCATTTCTTTTTGTGACATCACTGTCGTTATATAATTTCTTGAAATTAGAACCACCTTTATCTAAAGCATTTGATGTTGAACCCATCATACACTTACCAATGATTCTACTACCTAATCTAAGGCAGGTTTTTGTAACTCTCCAGTTATTTAATATATTATCTGGCTTTTCCCACTTACCACTTTCATCGTGGACTAACAAAGCAAGCTTTTCACCATCATAACTATTATCTCCTGTGTTTTTCCAGTCTATAGTAGTGTCTAGTCCTTTTATTTCTTCTAGACTTTGTTTAGATTGTATTTTCTTTCTAGTAAACTTAGAGGCTGGCACACGATAAGCTAGTTCAGACTTAGGTCTATCCATACCATCTTGAACAGGTTTAAAAAAGAAAGGGTAGTTGATAGATATAGGTACAACTTTATCCGTAAACATTTTCTTTGCATCAGCACCAGACTTGGATAATATGCCAAACCTAGCATCACTTGATATTGTAGCTTGATTTACTGTTTCTGCAGAACTCATAAAAGAAAAACCAGAACGTCTATTCTTAAGATAACACATACCGTAACATCTTGTATCAGCTTTACAAGCTTCCCAGAATATAAAGAATAATCTATTAGACTCTCTAAAGTCTGGACGACCTACGTCAATCTTAGTCCACTGTAAGTACATGTAATGAGTACCAGTGATATAAGTGTTGTCTCCGTTATTATTGAACCAAAAACCATCCTCTCTACGTTGAAACTCTTCGTCGATATATCCATACCATTGATCTTTTTGATCTTCAGGATAATCTCTCCAATCAAATATGTTCTTTAGTTTAGATAATGCTTTAGGATTTTCAAACGCAACCCACTTTTTAGTCTCATGTTCATAAACATTAGATGGAGCTTTAGGTAGAGCTATTTTTAATCCTTCGATTTCATATATCTCACCTATCTGTCCAGTTTTAGATATAACAACTACGTCATGCTCTTTGTCATAACCGTATTTCCACTTCTTAGACTTATTAAGTCTTTTGATGGTGTTAGATCTAATTGGATCTATTACTTTGTATAAAGTTTGTTCGTACATTATTTAGATCTACCTTCTGCAAAACCTTTAAAAACTTTTTCTTTTTTTTCTTCTTGAGTCTTACCGTCTAGCATAGCTTGCTCTTCTTGTATACGGTTAAGTATTTCAAAAGCATCGAATATAGCTAACTTCTTAGTAGCAGCAGCATTTTTAAGTCTATCAGCAGTAATGTCATCACCACTATCTACTATAGCTTCTTTAGCTAC